CGATGAAGCCTCATCTTTTCCGGGAGACAGATGATTCTGAGGAAACTGCTAGGGGCGAAGGTTATGTCGAAGGTTGGAACTCCTGCCGTGAGGCGATGCTCACCCAACGCGGCGACGAGCAGACAACCGACAAGGAGTATTTTGCATGAACCCCAGTATTGCCCACGAGTACGACATGAACCACTTCGGCTTGTCCAAGTATCCGGACAAGAAGGTGCCTTGGGACCCGGCTCGCACGCCGCAGGAAGATCTTAATCCGGGCCCGAGCAAGTGCGGGCGCCTTGCTAGCTGTGGCTATTGCGGCAGCATGCACCCAAGCGACGTGGTTGCAGCGCTGCGAGCTGGTGCGACGGCACACTGGGCAGACTTCAAGTATGGCTGGCCGCATAAGCTGTATCTTGAGAACATTCCTAATCCGCATGCTGGCATGCCGGAGATTCGCGCCAGCAGCAGCAAGAAAAGTGAACAATACCCGCACGAGCATCGCGAAGCGCGCTACAACGAGCGCACAGGCGAACGTATGGCCGATTACGTGTCATACCACGAAGAGCCCAAGCCTGCGGCAGCCAAGACGTACGGCAAGTTCTACACCGTGCACTTGAAGGACTGCACCGAAGAGGAACGCGACGTGATTGAGAAGGCCATGGGCGCATGCTTCTTCTTTGAGGAAGGCAGTGTGCGTTGGAAGCCTTACGATCAAGCGCACCCCAACCTATGATCCAACTGTCGCCAGAAGAACAACTGGCAGCGGACTTTGCAGCGCGTGAGGACTATTACTTCTTCACGCGCTACATGTATCTGCAGCGCAACGGCAACCTGTGGCAGCGTGCACAGCACCACCAGCAGATAGCTGACTTTCTGATGCGCATGTACAGGGGCGAGTTCCAGAACGGCATCATCAACATACCGCCGCGCTACAGCAAAACCGAAATGGCGGTAGTGAACTTCCCCGCATGGGCCATGGGCAACGACCCTGACTGCCAGTTCATCCACGTCACCTATGGCTCAAGCCTAGCCACCCTCAACAGCGCGCAATGCCGTGACTTGGTGGCACACGAGGCCTACCAGCGCATCTTCCCCAACACGGAGATAAGCGGCACACGCCAAGCAAAAGACGATTGGGGTACCACTATGGGTGGCGTATTCTACGCTACCGGTATGACAGGCCCTACTACGGGCTATGGTGCAGGCCGCAGCCGCGACGGCTTCGGGGGTGCCATCATCGTGGATGACCCCCACAAGGCAGACGAGGCACGTAGCGAAACCAAGCGCAGCAATGTCATTAAGTGGTTTGCCGAAACGCTGCAAAGCCGCCGCAATGACCCCAAGCGAACACCGCGCCTAGTCATCATGCAACGCTTGCACGAGAAGGATCTTACGGGCTGGCTGCTGGAGGGCAACGACGGCGAGCACTGGGAGCACCTGTGTCTACCCGCAGTGCAGTATGACGCCAGCACGCAGGAGCGCTATGCGTTGTGGCCGCAGAAACACACGCTAGAAATGCTGGACAAGATGGCTAAGGCGCTGCCGTACATGTACAGCGGCCAGTACGCGCAGAGCCCCAGTGCAGCAGAAGGCAACGTCTTCCACCCCGACGAAATCGAAATTGTAGATGCATTGCCTGCGGGTGGTGTTACGTGGGTGCGCGGTTGGGACTTTGCTGCCAGTGTGCCTAAGAACAGCGAAGACCCTGACTACACGTGCGGCGGCAAGCTGGGCATTATGAACGATGGCCGGTACATTATTGCCCACATGGTGCGCATGCGCGGCACGCCGGATAAGGTAGAGAAGTGCCTTAAGACTACTGCACAGGCAGATGGCAGGTTGTTGAAGCAAGACATACCGCAGGATCCGGGGCAAGCTGGCAAGAGTCAGGTTCTGGCGTTCACCAAGCTGCTGGCGGGCTATCCAGTGGTTAGCAGCCCTGAGAGTGGCGACAAGGTTACACGTGCGGAACCACTGGCTGCGCAGGTGAATGTCGGCAATGTGGTAATGTTGCGCGGCGAATGGAATCAGGAACTGCTAGACGAAATGCGGATGTTTCCCAATGGAGCGCACGATGATCAAGTGGACAGCTTGTCGCGCGCCTTCGCCCGTTTAACTCAAATGCCTCAAGCCATGGTTATCACTGAAGCACTACTTAGGAATATGCGGCGATGAAAAAGCTCTTTGGTCGTCTGTTGGCATGGCTGCTGGGCAGCCGCCTTACCCCCGGGGTCGCTACACCCGTAGCGGCTGCCCCGGGCGCCGTTGAAATTGGGCCGCCCGCAAAGAAACGGGCCAAGAAGTTTAACTGGGCGGCCATAGCCGAGGTGCTGGCGGCTTTAAACCCCCCGTACAAGCCCAATCCCAACCGCCCCTACCAGCCTATGCCGGGCGTAGTGCCACAGCGGCAGGTCAAGCATGTGCTGAAGCTGGCTGAAGACGCGTTGCCTTATGGCTACTTCAACCAGATGAATATGGATAACTACTTCAAAGGTTATCCCTACCTTGCTCAGCTGAGTCAATTGCCGGAGTACCGCAACATTGTATCCACCATTGCGGAGGAGCAGACGCGCAAGTGGATCAAGGTTAAAGGTATTGACGATAGCGTCAAGCAAGACCGCATTAGCGACATGGAGGAGCTGCTCAAGAAGTACAACGTGCAGGCTATCTTCACCAAGGCGCTGGAGGAGGATGGCTTTTACGGTCGTTCGCATATCTACATCGACGTTAAGACGCCGGGTGGTACGCGGGCATACGACGATCCGGCCGAGCTTGAAACGCTGTTGGCGCTAAGCGACAAGAAGATCACCAAGAACTGCCTGATTGGCTTCAACTTGGTGGAAGCCATGTGGAGCTATCCGGGCGTCTACAACAGCACTAACCCACTGGCCGAGGATTACTACAAGCCGCAGAGTTGGTATGTGATGGGTAAGACGGTGCATGAAAGCCGCCTGCTCACCCTTGTCAGCAACCCGGTGGCCGACATCCTCAAGGCTGCCTACAGCTTCGGCGGCATCAGCCTGACGCAGCTGGCTGAGCCCTATGTGGACAACTGGATTCGCACACGCAACAGCGTTGGCGACATGATCCACAGCTACAGCACCAATGGTCTTGCAACCAACTTGGCGCAGATTATGGCTGTGGCCGTGGGTGATGCCGACCCCAGCAATATCATCATGCGCGCTCGCCTGTTCAACGAAACCAAGGACAGCCGCAGTTTGATGCTGATTGACAAGGACAATGAGGAGTTCTTCCAACACAACGCCCCGTTGGCTGGCTTGGACAAGCTGCAGGCACAGGCACAGGAACACATCTGCAGCGTGTCGCACATCCCGCTGGTCAAATACACCGGCCTCAGCCCCACCGGCCTTAACGCTAGCAGCGATGGTGAGATTAAGGTTTGGTATGACTGGGTTGCTGCGCGCAACCAACGTGTTGTCAAACCGCTATTGGACACCATTTTTCGCATCATCCAGCTTAGCGAATGGGGTGAAGTAGACGAAAGCCTCACCTACGAGTTCTGCAAAATGGATGAGCCCACGCCGGACCAGGAAGCTGCGCTCGCCAAACAGAAGTCCGACACGGACAAGAACTACATTGACAGCGGCGTACTCAGCCAGCAGGACGTACGCACGGTAATCACCAACGACCCGACAAGCAGGTACAGCGGACTGGACGAGGAGCGCGACGAAGATGAGTTCGACGACGAAGACGAGGAAGACGACGCCCCCGCTGCAGCCGCAAACGCCGGAGGCCGCAAGGCTGCCAGCCGTAAGGCCTAACGCTGGCGTACAGGCGTGGTACCAGCGCCGGCTGACTCGTTTAGTCAAGCGAATGAGCCGTAGCGTTAGCTATTGGGTGGTGGTTGAGTACAACGGAACTGAACTAGCCAATGATGCCCTTGATGTGAACGATTTGGCACGTGAGTTGCAAAGGCTGACAATCCAATGGCAAACTACGTTCGGCCGCTTGGCACGTACGTTGAGCCGACAGCTCGCCGAACGGGTTACGTCGCATGCAGACAAACAGCTGGAAACGGGACTGCGTGCCAAGGGCTTTAAAGTTAAGTTCCAACAGACGCAGGAGATGAAGGAAGCTTTTGCATCTGTTGTGCAAGAGAACGTGGATTTGATCAAAAGCATCCCTGAGCAGTACTTGACGCAGGTTAAGGGCTTAGTGATGCGAAGTGCGGGGCGTGGACGCGACGTGGCCTACTTGGCCGAAGAGTTGAAGAAACGCTTTGACATTACCCATCGCC